CCATTTGACTTTTGGGAAGGTGCAGACTTTAAATTAAAGATCCGCCAAGTTGAAGGTTATCGTAACTATGATAAATCCGAATTTGCCTCACCATCATCACTTTATGGTGGCGATGAATCAAAATTGGAAGGTATCTATAACCAACTTCATAGCTTGGATGAGTTTACGGATCCTAAAAACTATAAAACCTATGATGAATTGAAAGCCAAATTGGCTCGAGTCCTAGGCGAGGAAGCATCAATGGGTGCACCAACAATGCACCAGGAGATGCAAATGAATACTCCGGCACCTCAGCCAGAGTATAAGGTTGCAGAACCAGTCACGGCAGAACAAATGAATTTGTCTGACGATGATGACACTATGTCTTATTTTGCTAAATTAGCTCAGGAAGACTAAAAAACAATAGCTTCTTCCATCGCCCTTATTACATTAGGATTGTTGGTATCAAATGTACTGGTACCTGATCCTACAAGGGCGGTGGAAGACTGTCCAATAGATGTATTATTCGTAACAGGTGCCACTACTGTAGGACTGGATTGTTGACCAGTTGTATTTGCTACAGATTGTGCTACTGATGTTCCTGTTGTGGGTGCTGGTTTTGAAAAGGATGGAGGACTATCATCTGGTAATACCCCTGCGGCTTTTCGGCCGCGGCCTTGTCTACAAGAAGTAGGAGGTGTTGCTGCATCAGAGGTATTTGTTGAATTACCACTATTCAATGCATCGTTAATCCAACCAAATGGAAATCCAAAGGCGTCAACTTTTTTACCAAAAAGATATTGAGCTATTGCCATACCAATTGTGTCACCGGCAAAAGCACCAAGAATACCACCACCGATACCACCCAAAACAGTACCAAATGGTGCCAGTGGTCCAGTAAAGAGGCCACCAGCTAAAGCACCAGCAGCGCCCCCAGATAATCCACCAATTGAACTGCCAAGTGATGCACCCAATTGATCAACTTTTTGGTCTATAGAACCTGGTGATGATAATATTAAACCAATATCTGCTGCGCCGATAATAGCAGCAAGTGGTCCACCGCCTTTTATTAACTTCATAAATTTACTTAGTTTTGGAAATTTACCTACGTCTACACCTGATGGCTTAAATTTCTTTGCATCCTTTGCATCAACAAGATTTGTGGTGGCTTTTCCATCCTTACCAGCATAAGCAAGATTACCTGCTTTTGTTTTCACTACCTGTTTACCATTAACAGTACCGACACCAGCTGCAGCATTAGCCGCCCTAGTGGCTTTTATACCAGTACCAACACCGGCCGCAGTTTTTAATGCAGTTGCAGTTGCTGCAAGTGGTGCCTTTACCACCTTTAATGTTGTATTTAATGCACCGCGAGGGTTTAATATAGCATACATGCCTGCTGCAGACAATGCAATATCATCTAAATTCCTTGTAAGACCTTCAAAGTCTCCTGTCACTAGTTGATTTAAACCGGTAATGGCATTACCAAATGTCTTTTCAACTTTGGTTAATATTTGTTTTGATGTAGGTAATGTAGTGCCTGTTAATTCTTCAACATTGTTTTTTAAATCCTTTAATCCAGGCTCAAGACTCTCACCTAATTCTTTTAATTTCTTTTGATTTTCCTCAGTTAATACAGCGCCAAATAAACCTGAAATAATACCTATTCTTTTACCAAAAAGAGAACCAATACCACCAGCAACAAGACCTCTTTCCACTGCATCGCCAAGTTCTTTACTACCGGTTTGACCTGTAACATATTCACCAATTTCATCTGCCATTGTGACCGCAATTGCTGCTGGTATACCTCTTCTTAAGAGACCGGATCCTATTGCAGCACCAGTACCAAGTAAACCGGCGCCCGTCAAACCACTACCTAAACCACCGGAACTTCCCTTTGATTCTCTTGTTTTTTCAGGTCTATCTAAACGACCGGTCTTATCACTTTTATCAGTGCTTTCTTCTCTAGCTGTTTCCAAATTATCCAAGGTGTCTCTTTTTTTACCTTGGTCAATTAGAATCATAAGTAATCTTTCCTGATTACCTAGTGACTCTTCCAGTATTTCATTCTGATCTCTTAGATCCTTACTGACATCAGATAGAGTTTTTTCAGCCATATTATCCTCGTGCAGCCATTTGCTGTTCTTTTTCCTTTAACTCATTTATTAACATAGCCAAATATATCTCCCTTTCCCACGGTATCATTGTATCCAAATCATGTAGAGAATAATTAAAATTTTGTAGTAATTGATAATTTGTCAAATAATAGTTTTCAAGTGTCTCGTGAGAAAGGTTTATTAAAAAAAATCCTGTAGCCCTTTTAATTTTCTTGTATTGTGGTGATTACACTGTTCACAGTCAAACTCAATATCATGTTCCATTGATGGCATATTTAATGTAAATGCACCAATTTTATCAAATTGTTCGGTTGTTAATGATTCCAAAAATGCAAGAATCTCTTCATAACTTTCATCACCCAAATCAATTCTTTCATTTTCTGTTTCTACAGATTCCAAACATGCAACAACCAACGCCAATAGCATATCAGATTGTGATGTATCTTCAGATAAAAGTATTTGACTTTTTAAAAAGAAATCATAGTTTGGATAACGCATCCTCACATTCAGGTCTGGAGTTACCTGAATCAGCATGTTTCTTTCTTCTATAGGAACCTTAATCTCATCCAATTTAATATGTTGTTCATTTTCATGATCACATTCTGAGCAACGGATAATAATATCAGATGTTTCGCCAACAGATTTTGATCTAATTTGGGTAAACATATAGTCAACATCAAATGTTGTTAATTTTTTTAGATTTAACTCTTCCGAAACACAACTCTCAATAGTGTTTAACATTGCATTTAAGATTTGTTTTCTATCCTGTGATTCATATGCAATTAATAAATTTCTTTGTTCCTTAACAAGAAATGGTCTATAATTTACTGATTTACCACTTGATGGTATAATTAACTCATACTGTGGATTATCATTCAAACGTGGCAGTGCCATTCTTAACTCCTATAATAAATTTGTCAAACCACCTAGTCCACCAGTAAATCCTGCAGAGGCTTGAATCCACCCTTGACCACCGGATACTGCTTCCCAGTTAGTATATGATAGTTGGACATTTACTTGTACTAGTCCATCCATCTCGTTATTTAATTCAATTGCTTGTATGGTAGTTGGAAATGCATCCTTTAATCTTACACTGTATACTGTTCCACCACCAATACCTAAATTTACTTTAATCGGTCCAAGACCGCCGCCAATATTTTTAATTGGCTTTCTTAATTGATGGATTTTAACATCCTTTGCATAATCTTTTTTATAACCAGCAATATTACCATTTTCATTTAATACTACACTACGCCACGAATCAAAGTATTTACGAGTTCCGTAGTCATTTAATGCATAAAAGGATAATGATACATCATCAACTGCATAACCATAGGCAACCTTTTGAAATTCCATTCCAATTCTACGGTCGTGTGTTAAAATTTGTTTACCAGGTAATGTTGCAGATGCACATAAAAGATTAAGATCACCACCACCAGAACCTAGGCCTATACCACTGGTAAGCAGTGTTGTTAATTGTCCTAGAAATCCACCAGCACCAGAAAAGGTAGTTGGTAATTCTACAAGGAATTGATTTGATCTTGCAAAACCAAGTTTGGATGATGCAAGAGATTTTATTTGATCAATACTGCTCATATTGCTTTCCTTGAATCCTTATATACATTCGCTGCAGATGTTTTTTCCCAACTTGCCGTAGGTAGGAATGTTGCAATTTCCCATTCCGGAGCCGGTACTCTAGCCAATCTAGATTTAACATGCTGTGTTAGGTAATGTTTAAAACAAGGTTTGAAATATCGTGTTTTACTAGTTGCTTGTAACATTTTATATGACATTTGAAATCTGGTTGTTTCGTCATATTTTTTATTGTTTGTAATATCTAATAAAGCATCAAGGAATTTTGCTCTTAATATTGGTGGCAAATAATGTAGATTCAAACCATAAAATCCCTTTTCTGCCGGCCCTACAATAATAGCCAACGGAAATCTATCATAATATGGTAGTGTATCTTTACCCTTTGGATCATAGAAAAACATATTCATCGAACCAATTAGAGGATTTTGTCTATTCACCAATTGCATTGGTTCTTCTTGCATAAGAGCTCTACGATCCACACGGCGCATTGTCTGTGCCTTTTTACGAAACCAATCCTGTGCTTCTTTGGTACGCGGGTTGATACCAGCTCTAAATGCCTGAAATTGTAAATTTTGAAATAGATTACTCATATCATTATTTATATGGAATATTTGAATATTTCAAAATCTGCCTTATATGTTTGATAGATCTTTTCTTTCATGTCATCATTTAATGCATCTTGCCAATTTTCTTTTCTTTCAGATTTATTTGATCTGCCTAATTTTCTATCACAATTGAATTTTTCCTGAATTTGTTTAAAGTCCTCATTAATATTTTCATAATTTAGAATTAAATCAATTCTATCCAAATTAATATATTGATGCTGCGGAGTTGCATTTACCATTTTAAGCATAT